TAGATGCAGAGTCTCTTGGTGATCTGGAAGATCTAAGAGTTTGAGCAACTTTGACATGATTTTGATCACATAGAGCACCTTCGGTATACCCCATGTTCAGTGTGTTGATCCGACCATGATTCTACATCTTGATAACAAGCTCCATCGCGAGCTTAGTCATCTCTCTAATCTATTCCTGTGTGATTTTCGATATCGATATTGGTAATTTAGGATGCTGGATGAATTTTGTCTGTTTTCCAGCACACAGTTCAAGATTAGCCGGGTTCCCTATAAAAGTCTTAGGAATTAATACGGAAGATAGACCAAAACTGTATTCAATTCGGTTTAGTGATAGCTGTCCCATGATTGAGAAATCAAATACAATTGTGTCATCAACTATATTCAGACTTTCGACGAATTCCTAATATTTTACCTGATTGATATTCATTGCGTGACAAACTTGGTACGCAGAATACTACTTCAATGTGCCGACTTTATGTGCTCTGTCTTTTAAAAACGTGCGATGTATCCGTTATTTGTTCACTCGTGAAAATCGTGAAGCCATGGCTAGGCGTAACTCGATTAGCTTCCTAGAAAGTGGATCGAGTCCGTAAGAATAATAAGACATCGCAGCGAGAACGTGAGCCTCATTTGGATTTATCTTAGGAGAACAACTCGCGTTTAAAAGTAGGAGCTTGGGAATCATTTTTGCCACAACTGGTCCCTATCGACTGTATGAAAGGTGGCGAGATAGAATGTTTATGCGTTGATAATCCTTCTTAGGTTTCTTCAACACAAGACCAAGCCCGTGAGTCACGGATTCCTGTTTGATGTGGGCAATCCTTGCCATCGCTTCAAAAACCCCATCTCTATCAGCTTCAAACATTGCGAGGATTCCTGTATCATCTCCACACATCCATAACCAAAGGAATTGTAGCACAATTCTTCTGAACTCTGTATATGAAGGAAATTTGCGTTCCTCTCCGTTCACATAGTATTTCTACGTCTCTGGCAGGTTAGCAATCATTTCATAAAATGTGAATAATTATCGGGCTTGCCAAATCGCGAACATGTGGTAAGCAATATTCCGAAGAGTGTTTCCCAGTGAGGTACAAGTGGGATGTCCCGAATACGTCGTCCCAATGCGAGTTCCCTTAGCTTTATAAATCAACATTTTTCCTCTGTTTATCCTGGAATGGAATTTCGCTTATACGTTACCGGTGAAAAAATGGTCGTCCTGTTTTTTCCGATGAATCTGACTAACTGCCTTATAATCCAGAACATTTTTATTTTTCATTTTGTGAAAAAGTTGTGTATCTATAGCAAGC